ATGTCGGGCGTTGGGCTTTATTTGCTCTGTGCTGACGATGAGGCGGGTGCAGAGGTTTACTCCGCTGCGGTTAAGAAGGATCAGGCCAAGATTGTATGGGATACCTGTAGGCGGCAAGTCAACAAGACTGAGGACTTGCGCGAGGCATTTGGCGTTGAGGCGTTAAAGCATTCGGTATTCATTGAGAAAAATGCGTCTATGTTCCTGCCATTGGCGGCAGATTCAGACTCTCTGGATGGCTTGAACATTCATGGCGGTTTGATTGACGAACTCCATGCGCATAAGTCGCGTGAAGTCTTTGACGTTATTGAGACGGGTACTGGTTCGCGTACTCAATCGCTCATGTTCATCATCACGACTGCCGGAACGAATTGGGCAGGCGTTTGCTACGAACAGCGCGACTATGTGACCAAGTTGCTGAGTGGCACGGCTCAGGATGAGTCTTATTTCGGAATTATTTACACGGTTGATGATGAGGATGTGCCAAACATCTGGACGCAGCCGGAATTATTAGAGAAAGCAAACCCTAATTGGGGTGTGTCAGTCCTGCCGTTTGATATTGAACGGCTGTGGACTAAGGCGAAACAGACACCTTCAGCACAAAACAACTTCTTAACCAAGCGTGTAAACGTCTGGTGTAACGCTGCTTCTTCATGGATGGACATGATTAAGTGGAACGCTTGCCATGATGACGCGTTGAGGTTGGAGGATTTTGAGGGTGAGCCGTGCTTTATGGGGGCTGACTTTGCCTCTAAAAAGGATTTGGCAGCACTGTGTTTGCTGTTTGAGCGTGACGGGCATCTATACCCCTTTTTGCGCTACTACTTGCCCGAAGAAGTCTGCCGGACAACATCGCACGACCTCTTGCAGGGTTGGTGGCGTGAGGATCGGCTGGTTGCGACTCCTGGCGAGATTATTGACTTTGATTTCATTGAGCAGGATTGCGATGACTTCAAGAGTCGCTTTGAGGTCAGTCAGTTTGGCTATGACCCGCATCAGGCTACTCAATTTGCAGGCCGGATGATTGCTAAAGGCTTCCCAATGGTGGAAGTCGCGCAGACAGCGTTGCAGTTGTCTGAACCTATGAAGGAATTAGAGGCACGGGCGATAGCGGGAACGCTTCACCACAATGACCCAGTGCTGACCTGGATGGTTTCTAACGTAACTGTCCAAGAAGATTACAAGCAAAACATATACCCCCGGAAGTCAGGTGCTACCAATGCTAATAAAGGTGGCGACCCTACCAAGAAGATCGATGGTGTTATTGCCCTTTTGTGTGCAATGAATCGCTATATGAATCCCGGTGAAGATGAAACCAGCGTGTATGAGTCACGCGGAATGAGAGTGCTTTGATGCGTTTATGGTTTAAGAAGAAAAATCCACAGAATTTAACTCTCAAGAGTCCGAGTGGTTGGGGTGCGTTGTTTTCTAAGACTGCTGCGGGTGTTCCCGTGACAGTTGATCAGGCTATGCGCGTTGCGGCTGTATATGCTTGCGTGAAGATTATTGCGGAGACGATTGCAGCGACTCCGTTGCATATGTACCGGAACAGACCGGAAGGCGGCAAGGATCGGGCGAATTATCACCCATTGGCTCTTATTTTCGGTGGTGTTGCCAACAATGAGAACACCACACAGGAACTGCTTGAGTACGTTCTAGCTTCTTTGTTACTGCGCGGCACTTCTTACTGCGAAATAGTGCGGCAATCCGGGAAGGTTGTTGCCTTGAATCCGCTGGATGCGTCCTGCATGACCCCTCGCAGGGGTGATGATAACCAGCTTTTATTTGATTATGTGGTGAGTGGCGTTACCACCACTTACCGCCCTGAGCAGTTGTGGCGCGTCACTGGCCTTTCTTCTGACGGTGTGACGGGTTACAGCAATGTATCTATCGGGCGTGAGGCGTTAGGCGTTGCGATTGCTGCTGAAAAACACGCAGCCAAGACATTTAGCAACGGTGCAAGCATTCCCGGAGTGTTCCAGAAAGAGGGTGTGCTTTCTGAGGAAGGGTTCGCCCGTCTAAAAGAACAACTCGACTCCCGCGCTGACACGCTGGGCGACATGATGAAACCTCTCTTGCTTGAGGAAGGTTTGAATTATCAGTCAGTCTCTATGACGTTGGCTGACGCTCAATTCATTGAGTCGCGGAAGTTCCAGATTGCCGAGGTGGCGCGAATCTTCCGAGTGCCGGCACACAAGGTCGGTCTGATGGATTCCGCAACATTCGGGAACATCGAGCATCAGTCTTTGGAGTTTGTGCAGGACACGTTGACTCCGTGGTGTGTTCGCCTTGAGCAGACCATTAAGCGCGACCTCTTGACTGCCAATGAGAAGCTGCACTACTACGCCAAGTTCAACCTTGAGGGTCAGTTGCGCGGTGACGTTAAGAGTCGCTATGAGGCTCACGGTTCTGCATTGAATAACGGTTGGTTATCGGTGAACGAGGTCAGAGCGTTAGAGGACAAGAACCCTATTGAGGGTGGTGACGTTTATCGCGTACCACTGAACATGACCGATGCGAATGCTGACGAGTCGGGTGATCCTGTTGCAGCACTTGAGCAGCGCCAGGTTAATGCGATTCGCAGAGAGTTAGGCCGGGATGATTTCAGCGCATGGGCGCAAGATTTTTATACACGCTTTGCCAATTCAATGATTGGCGAGGACTGTGACGAGGACACTGCGCGGAAGTATTGCCGACAGCAGTTAGAGACATTACTAGCGGCAGACGATGTTCCTGCCTTGCTTACTACATGGGAAGGCAAATGAACGAAATAGAGATTTTTGACGTAATTGGGCAGGACTACTTTGGTGAGGGTATCACTGCGGGTTCTATCAAGTCTCAGCTTGATGAGATGGGTGATGTTGATGCTATTACTGTGCGGGTGAACTCTCCCGGTGGTGATGTGTTTGACGGGCTGGCTATCTTCAACCTGCTTAAAGAGCATCCTGCAAAGATTACGGTAAAGGTTGACGGTTACGCTGCTTCTAGTGCTTCCATCATCGCTATGGCGGGTGATGAGGTGATTATGGGTGTGGGTTCGCAGTTGATGATTCATAACCCGTGGACGTTTGCACTGGGTGAATCCAAAGACCTCCGTAAAACGGCTGACACGCTGGACGATATTAAGAGCGGGTTGGTTGACGTTTACCTGACCAAGACTGACTCAGACGCTGAGACGGTTTCGGATTGGATGGATGAGGAGTTGTGGTTGGGTGTTGCTGAGGCTCAAGCGTTGGGATTTGCCACTGCATCAAGTGAAGAAAAGGCCAGCATCCACAATCTTTCCGGTTGTCGCTGGATCAACAAAGCCCCGGAAGTGGATGACAGTGAACCCGTTGACTCTCGCCCTGCCTACCTTGATTACCTTGCGCAGTCTAATCGGATTGCACAAGACCGTCATGCTTTAGAGCAGACACGAAAGAATTTGAAAGCCTGACCGGAATAGTCATGTTTTCGCGGTTGGAATGACCGCATGAATAGCCCGCCTTGAGCGGGTTTTTTATTGCCTTAAATAAAAGGATTAAAGCTATGAAAGATGCAAATGACATCTTGATTGAGCGCGGTCAGGTTATTAACCAGATGACCGAACTCAGTGAGAAACACCCCGAAGGATTCTCTGCTGACGTACAAGCACAGTATGACGCTATGGACGTTAAACAGGGCGAATTAAAAGCCTCTGCTGACCGTCTTGTACACCTTGAGTCTCTGAAAGCAGAGAACGCTGGTGTTGCCCCTCGTCAGCCTGTTGCTGGTTCTGAAGCTGTTAAGCCTCGCGCTACTGCTGAATACAAAGCAGCTTTTAACGAGTACCTGCGTAAGCCTAAAGGTGCTGTGGCTGGTGAGTTCTTGAACGCTTTGCAGATTGGCACTAACTCAGAAGGTGGCTTTGTCACTCACGAGGAGTTCCAGACTTCTGTAGAACGCGAAATGGTCAACTACAACCCATTCCGTCAGTATGCGACTGTTATCACCACTGGTGGTGACCGCAACATTCCTTACGAAACTACTCGTGGTGCTGCATCGTGGACTGCTGAGGAAGCCTCTTATCCTGAGTCTGATCCTGCATTCGGTCGCTTGACACTTGGTGCGCACAAACTTGCCAAGATTGTTAAAGTTTCTGAGGAGCTGGTTAATGATTCAGATTTCGATCTGTTCGCATACCTGACCGAGAACTTTGCAGAAGCATTCGGCATTGCTGAAGAAAATGCTTTCTTGAACGGTACTGGCTCCGGTCAGCCTAACGGTCTTTTGACTCTGGCTGGTGATGTTGGCACTGCTGAAACTGCTATCACTGAAGATGCGCTGGAAGATTTGTTCTGGGGTGTTGGTGCTGCTGACCGCAGGAATGCAGTCTGGGCATTTGGTGATGCTGGTCTGCGGGTTATCTCTAAGATTAAGAACAGCAATGGCGACAAGATTTGGCAGCCGGGTCTGACTGCTGGAACACCTGACACCATCTTGGGTCGTCCTTACATCAACTCTGACCACATGGGTGATCCTGCGAACTCTCCTGAAGAAGTCGTGGGTTACTTTGGTGACCTGTCTAAGTACATCATTGCAGACCGCACCAACATGGTGATTCAGCGTCTTGATGAGCGTTATGCAGACAGCGGTCAGGTTGGCTTCCGTGCCTACCGTCGTGTAGATGCAGGCGCGGCTATTACTTCTGCTCACAAGTCTCTGACTCTGGCAGCAAGCTAATCGGCATGAACTTGGGGGAGGGGCGTTTGCCTCTCCCCTTTGTTTTGAGGTTTATATGGGAATAGAAACAACAACAGCGGCAGAGGCTTTGTCTCTTGCTGAGGCTAAGGCGCATCTGCGTATTCCGACAGGTGACACTGAGGACGATGCGTATATCTCAAGTCTCATCAGTGCAGCACGGGAATATGCTGAGGGGTATACCAAAAGAGCTATATCCACTCAGACTTGCGTCTATACGCTTGACTCTTTCCCTTCTGTGATTGACCTGCCCCGCTGTCCGGTGCAGTCGGTTACATCTATTGAATACGTTGATACAGATGGCGACACACAAGCGGTTGCCTCTTATCAGTCTGACCTGATTGGTACAGCTACAGCACGACTAAAGCCAGCTTATAACGCGTCATGGCCTGATACCCGTGCCGTTACCAATGCAGTCAC